TGCAAGGCCGACAAATCGAACTCAAGGAATTCCTTGAGATGGTGGAACAAGGGGAAACCCTGTTTGCCAAAACCCGAAGACAGTAATCAGACCGTTAAGTCGGAGATTACAGTCAAATTTGAAACCCTAAAGTAGCAGACCGTAAGCGAATAGAAACTGACCGTAAAGCCGGAGTTTCAAAGCGTAGCCGGAGCGAAGGAGATAGAGATATGGCATTGCCACGAGTAATTCAGCAGCAAGTTGATGACGCAGATGCGTTTGTAGCCCAGATGACCGGTCAGACCACAGAAAATGTGGAGACTAACCAGAATCCAGACCTTCAACTAGAAGCAAACGACCCGCCGCAACCAGTCTCGCAAGAGCCGCAACCGAAGACGGTGCCCGAAGAAACGTGGGAACGAAAGTACCTTACGCTAAAGGGGATGTATGACGCTGAAGTGCCACGACTGCACGCACAGACACGAGAACTGAACCAACAGGTTCAAGGCTTGATTGCTGAGAATGCTGCTGCCAAAGTACAACAGGTACATACACCATCGACGACGAGATCGACTCTTATCACTGAACAAGACAAAGAAGCATTTGGTTCTGACTTGTTGGATTTGATTGACCGTGCTGCTGAGCAGAAAGTTTCCGAAGTTCGGAACCGTAATGCTGAGTTGCTTGGTGAACTCAAAGAGTTGAAAGGTAAGCTTGGGAACGTAAGTGACCGGCAGGTAGTATCTGATAAAGACAGGTTCCTATCCAGCTTGAGCACAAAAGTTCCTGACTGGGAAACTTTGAATGTAGATTCAGGTTTCTTAGCATGGTTGGCTGAAGTAGACCCGGTATACGGGCTACCACGTCAGTATGGATTGAATAATGCTTATGAGGCATTTGACGCAGACAGAACGGCTGCGATTTTCAGTCAGTACAAATCCATGGTCACACCCAAGACCCAGCAAAGATCGCCGAGTCTTTCGAGTCAAGTAGCACCGACTCGCTCTCGTAGTACGCCTGCTCAGAATTTGGGAACTGAAAAACCGAACTTTAGCCAAGCTGAAATTTCGCAGTTTTACGATGACTGGATGAAGAACAAGATTACAAACGATGAAGCGGTGAAGATTGAAGCAGAAATTCATGCCGCCTACGCTGAAGGACGAATTAGATAAGTCCCCAAAGCATGGTGGCCTAACCAAATCATTTTTGAAATTTAGGAACATACCATGTCTACTATTACCGCAGCAGCAGCCTATCCCATTAACTCGGGTGGTTTTAATACCCCCGGCGGTCAGGTTGCTTATTCTGGCACCGCTTATTCCGGGTTCCTTATCCCCGCCCTCTGGTCTGGCAAGCTAGCCCAGAAGTTCTATGCCGCCACCGTTTTTGGCGAAATTGCCAACACCGACTGGCAAGGTGACATCACCGGCATGGGCGATACCGTGATTATCAATACGATCCCTACGATCACTATCAATAGCTACAGCATCGGTCAGAATCTGGCTTATGAAGTGCCTGCTCCTAGCACTATCCAGTTGGTTATCAACAAGGGTAAGTACTTTGGTGTGAACGTTAACAACGTGTTAGAACTGCAAGCCAAGCCTAAATTGATGGACATGTTCACCAATGACGCTGCCATGCAAATGAAGATTCAGATCGACAAGGACATCTTGTACACGAACTTCAACCAAGGCGCTGCCGCTAACCAAGGCGCTACTGCCGGTGCTATCTCTGCCTCGTTTAATCTGGGTACTGATCTGGCTCCTGTCGCGTTGACCGCTTCTAACATCCTGCAAAGCATCACTGCTTTGTCCAGCGTGCTGGATGAGAACAACGTGCCTGAGACTGACCGTTGGTTGGTTATCACCCCCACTGAGCGTCAAATCCTGATGCAATCGAACTTGGCTCAAGCCCAGTTCATGGGTGATGCTGCTAGCGTTCTGCGCAACGGCAAGATCGGTATGATTGACCGCTTCACCGTGTATGTTTCCAACCTCGTCCCACGCGGCGCTGCTGGTAAGACCTACATGAACCCCAACACTGGCACTGATGCCACGTTGACAAGTGCCCTGAAGCGTCACGCTGTTGTTGCTGGTCATAAAGCAGCCATCACTTTTGCATCGCAAATTGCCAAGGTTGAGTCCCTGCAAAACCCCAACGACTTCGGTACGCTGGTTCGCGGTCTGAACGTCTATGGCACCCAAGTAGCTCAGGCCAACGGTCTGGCTCTCTTGCAAGTCGCTGGTTAATCCAGCTTAAACGAGAGGGGGCTTCGGCCCCCTCAGTTGGTTTGATAACAGGAGGCTACTATGGCTATCATTGACGATCTAATCGCTAGTGGGTTGTCTTTACCCCAAGCGCAGCAAGTTATCCTTGAAGATACTACTTCAAATATTGACGGTTTAGTTATTGCAGGTTTTTCTTATGTAGAAGCCTTGGCAATTACTGCCCTTGATGCTGGTACCGGCACTCAGGCAAATTTGACTGCACAAGGCGCATGGGCAGGAACACAAGTCCCCGCAATCACTGCTGCACTTGCTGTTACTTGAGGTAATGCATGGGAACAGTAACCGCAGGCACAATTATTGATAAGGCTGCCTCGCAGCTTATTGATATCTCGGGTGTCAGATGGACAAGGGCTGAGCTATTTAAATGGCTCAATGATGGTCTGCGGCAGATTGTTATCATGCAGCCTACTGCGACTAATACTCCAGTAGCTGTACAACTTATCGCAGGCACACGTCAGCTTCTACCTACAGGCGGGTGGTTACTTCTAGGCATTTACCGGAACATGGGTACTACAGGTACGACTCCGGGTCGAGCTGTTCGTGTTGTTTCTCGTGAGCTTATTGATGGGTTTAACCCCAACTGGCATACAGCCACGGCAAGCGCAGTTACGCAGAACTATATTTATGACCTACAAGATCAGACCGCTTACTACGTTTATCCCCCGAGTACGGGGACAAACTACCTTGAGATAAATTACTCAGCGCAGCCGACCGATTTAGTTTCTGAGTTTCAGACTATCCCAATGTTTGATGTGTACCAGATGCCTATTTTGGATTACATCATGTACAGGGCATGTACTAAAGATGCTGAGTACGCCCCGGGCATAACACTTGGGCAGATGTACTTGACTACCTTTACCGCATCTGTTGGCGTTAAAGAGCAGTCAGAAGTTAAAGCAGGCCCAGAACAGGCACTTTTGCCACGTAATCCTAATGTTGGCGGGTCTATGTCATGAGCGAAGTTACTTACGACAATTTTTTGGTAGAAGTAATACCTTATGTCCGGGACGTACCCGAAATTGTTGCCATACAGGCTATCAAAAATGCTTGTATTGAGTTCTGCCAAGAAACCCGTTACATTCAAGAACACTTGGACTACATGGCAGGTATTGCTGAAATCGGGCTGTATGATTTAGTCCCAAACACAGGCACTTATAAAATTGCTGATGTTATAGAAGCATGGTATGGGGATTCGTTTCTTGTACCTAAATCAATAGAACAGCTAACACAGATTTACCGTAGCACTAACTGGAATACTCTACAGGGTAATCCATATTACTACTACAGACCATCATCCCAAGAAGTGCGTTTAGTCCCTTCACCGCAAATAACGGAAGCTAATAAAATTCGTATTCTTGCGGCTTTAAAACCTAGCAGAGCTTCTACAGGTGTGCGTGAGGAAATCTACGAACGGTTCCTTGAAGATATTGCTTACGGAGCGCGTGCGCGTTTGTACAATACGCCAAATCAACCGTATTACGATTTAAAAACATCGCTTGAATACATGAAGCGATTTAATGATGTTATGGCTGATGTTCGTACACAGGTAAATAAAGGTTTGACTCGTGCATCGGTTCAAATTGAGTTCCAAAGACTTGTGTAAACAGTAATTTCTACAAACTCAGGTTCCAGAGGTTCATATGGCCGATAAAATTTTTCTTGTAAAAGGTGACACCGGCCCAGCATTGGTGTGTACTATTGTTGACAGTGTTACTAATGCAGTAATTGTTTTAACAGGAGCATCTGTAAGTTTATATTTTCGAGCCGTGGGTTCTAGTACGTTACAAGCTATTGTGCCGGGTGTAATTACTGATGGCCCTAACGGCGTAGTTACGTTTTTCCCATCGTCAACGCCTGCTATGCTTCAAGGCGATGCCGGGGATTATGAAGGTGAAATCCAAATTACTTTTCCAAGCGGGCAAGTCCAAACACTTTACGAACTTTTAAAGTTTAAGGTGCGCGGCGAGTTTTAATGGCAAATGAAGTAGTCAATAATTTTCCAAAGCCGGGAACAGTAGTATATGCCCAGCTAAGAGCAAATGTTTCCGCAGTTTCGCCGGTTGTTAGTGTTGAATACATAAGATCAAATATTGATCTAACCGCGCAAACTCTTGCTGCACAAGTTTATGCTTCTTTATTTAATTCTAGTGTTTTTTATACTAGTTTTGCAAGTAATATAACGTATACCTTATTCTCAGCAAATATTGTCTATGGAGTTGATGATGGTAAGATAAGATATGTTGTAGATAGCTATAGTTTGTCAGATGCAGTTAAAGTAATACTTGATAAACTTTTAGGTGATGAAGATACTATTACGCTAAATGACGGTACTATT